GCTAAATACTGAGTTTGAACCAGTCCCTTGGCTGTCGCCAACACCCGGCTCAGAACGAACGCCACCAGCGCCAACTGTAACAGTATATGTGGTACCCGGCGTTATAGCTAAGGCTGCGCCGTTTGGCGTCTTCGGGGTTTCTGATCCATAGTACAGCAAGCCACCAGCACCACCAGCGCCAGCGCGTGCATTAGCTTTATATGCGCCACCTCCGCCGCCAGCAACAATAAGAACTTCCATAGTTGCAGGGACGGCAGGTGTGATGGCTGAACTTGCAGTGCTTCGTTGCCCCGGCCCGTAGATGTTTTCTGCGTAAACGGTAAACGTGTACGAGGTGCCGTTCGTCAAGCCAGACACCGTAATAGGCGATGAAGCGCCAGATGCAGTCTGACCGGCTGAAGAAATAACCGTGTAAGACGTAATTGCGCCACCGCCCACGTTAGCAGGAGCAGTAAAGGCAACCGATGCGCTGGCATTGCCAGCGGTCGCCACGACGCTTGTTGGAGCGTTCGGCGTAAGGAACGGTACGTAACTTCCGCTTATAAATCCGCCCTGATACCGCCGGGACATAGTCCGCCCCTTTCTTACGACATAATTTCGTAGGAAATGCTGTACGTAATCCCGCTTGCAGTACCCGAGGTGACGATGATGCTCGTTCCCTCTTCAAGGTAAATCTGCGTGGTCTTATCAGCCACAATCAGAGAGGCGTCAGCAGGCACCGAAATCGTTGATGCAATCGGGAAAGCCGTGCCGCCCGAGGGGGCCGACCCCTGAGCGACAGCGCCATTTGTGTAGATCGACACAGTTGTATCGACCGCGTTCGTACCATTCACGTTTGCAGCGACGATCTGATTGATTTTGAGGACCGTGTTCGAAGACGCGGCGTTTGCAAGCAGGACAACAGCAGTCGTTGCCGACGGCGTGAGATACGTCGTTTTACCCGTGATCGTGGTCAGGGATGCAATATTTGGCGCTGCCATCGTCTAACTCCTTAAAGTCCAAATACCATAGCCAACGCCGTTGCGCGAGCCTGAGAAACACCACTGGATGCCTGCGAAACCCACGCCGAACCATTTGACGATAGCACGTTACCTGAAGTGCCCGGAGATACCTGCGAAAAGGCTGAAGTACCGTTGCCAAGAATCACCGCACCTGTTGTAAAGTTATTGAGGCCCGTGCCACCATTCCCAACCGGAAGAGTATTAACGACCTGCGAGGCAAGGTTAACACCTGTGAGTGCACCACCGAGGGTCAGATTACCCGAAGAAGTGACCGTGCCGCTAAGCGTGATGCCGTTGATCGAACCTGTGCCCGAAACGCTTGTAACGGTACCCACATATTGGTCAGCCGACGTAACGTTGAAGTTTGGATACGAACCCGTAACAACTGTAGTGCCGCTACCCGTAATCGAAACAACCTGATTGGGGGATGAGTTGGTAATCGTAATAGCACCCGACCCATTAGTGATCGAGATACCCGTACCCGCAGTCAGCGTAGCCTTCTCAAGCGTGCCGTCCGAAGACTTACCGATCAGGATTTGACCGTTCGTATAGGACGTGTGGCCCGTACCGCCAGCAGCCGAGGGGAGCGTGCCTGCAACCAGTGTGGTCGTGCCGGAGGAGTAAATTGCCCGGTTAGCAGCACCGTAAGTCGTGAGGCCCGTACCACCTAGCGTCGTAGAGACAGGAGTTGTCAGGCTGAACTGCGTGCCCGTCAGCGTGAGGCCGGTGCCCGCGCTGTAAATTTGGGCAGAAGAGACCTGAACAAAGTTAATCGCAGTCGTACCAAAGGTAATCGTACCCGTGGTGTTCATCACGTAGGTTTCGCCAGCGCCCGTGTTGCCGCTGGTTACAAAGAAAGCATCACCCGCACCGAGCTTGTTCGGGTCTTTAACACCGTAGGTGTTGGCGTCTGTAGCGCGGGTAAGCACCCAGTTGGTCGAACCGCTACCGACAGTGGTGACCGTGTACACCCCGTTTTGCGCTGGAGCGGCCTGATTATAAACAAGAATGCGGTCACTAACCGAAGCAGCGACCCCATCAGGTGTGAATGCCGTCTGCGTACCTGCATTCGTCAGGGTCGCACCAACCCCTGCCGTACCGTTGTTGTACGTCGCAGTTAGCGCTGTAGGGACTTCATATTTAACCGGCGCGTGGTAGCTAATGCCTTCCGCAGCAAGTGAGTCCACATACTGCTTGGTTGTCGCCTGAAGAGCCAGAGTCGGGTCTTGGGTCAGCGTGACCGAGGTCAGGCCAGCAAGCGTGAGCGACGTAGCGCCGAGCGAGATAGCCGTCGTACCGATGGTAACCGCGTTGTTGCTTAGCGCAGCGTTCGGGATACCCGTGAAGTTGGTACCTGTAAGGGTCGGCGTCGTCGAGAAGGAAGGCGTAGAGCCACCGACAAGGACGCCAGAAGCTGCTGCCACAAACGCTGTGGTGTTAGCCGCAGTCTGGTAAGGAACAGAACCCGCAGCGCCATCGTACAGATTTGTCGCTTGTGTAGCCGTCGCAGCGTTACCAGTAATGTCGATACTAACGTTTCCAGCCGCATCGTAATTAACCGACTTTTCTGCTGGGTAAGTAACGAAAACGGTTTTGGTGCCTGCGCTAAAATCAACGAGGCTACCACTATTGCTGGAGGCTAATACTGTATTACGGTTAAGTGCAGTGCTTGCTGAGACGTAAGTACCTAGGCCAACTTCCCATTGGTTACCGCCTGTAATGGTGTAGTAAGTGGTGTTACCGTTACCGATAGCCGCACCAAACGACTGATAGCCCGCAGGTGGAGAGCCTGAGAGCGTAACGGAACCAGTGCCCGTTGTAATCGTTGTATCTTGTACGCGATCAGCGAGAACAAGGGCCATCTACTTACCTCACATCAGATTACGGAGCTTGTAGATCGTCGTGAGATAAACCTCTGTAACCCCGTCAACGAGGTTAGCCACAGCGCGGTTACCCTTGCAAATAGCTTCGTGGTTCTTCTCGATCCATTCAGCGTCTTCGACCAAAATAAGCAGAATTTCATCTGCCTTGGTCTTGGGAGCTTTGACAGACCCCACCAGTTCAAATGCACCCTGGTACGCCTCAACAAGCTTGTCGATAGCGTCAATTACCCCGTCGTAGAACTCACCGAGTGCTTGATGCCGCGCATACGCACCGACCCCATTGGCTGTCCAATGTTCGAAATGCGCCACGTTGCGGGCATAAAACACTCGGCTGATAAGTTCTTCGATCATTAGGCAATCCGGATAATGGCCGTGGTGTTGGTCGCAGTCGGGAAGATGATGGTGAAGTCACCGTTCGTCGCCGTCTTGTCCGAACCAAAGTCAAGCACCGCAACCGAGGCGTTCGTCAAAGCCGTGTTGGCGTTCGAGTTAGCCGAAGGCGTGGTGTTATAGATCAGAGCGCCACGAGCCGTGATGGTCGCGTTGGTGAAGGTAAGGTCGCCAAAGTCGCAGAAGCCAACGCCCGTTTCCGAGTTCGTGTTGGTCGCCGTCACACCAAGGTTCGTCAGAGCGCCACCACCAGCAGTGTAGTTCGTGCCCGAAGATGAAACTTCGTTCGACGAGGTGTACGTCGTGGTGTTTGCATCGAGCGAAGCCGTCGAGCTATAAAGAGCGAGCTTGAAAGCGTCCGCACCCGTGTCGCCCGTGGGGCGAAAATCATGCACACCGAGCAGAAGCTGAGCTTTGAAGCTGGTGCACATTGCCTGTGTAATAGCCAATGTAGGTCTCCTTAACTGTCCAAAATGGGAATAAACTCTGGGTGTCCATGCATATAATGGACGAGCACCTGACGGATGGAGTCCTTGAACGCCTCCGCTTGGTCCCTGATAGCCGGATGCGCGTTACCTCCGACATAGATAATCTTATCGAGAGCGCGCTCAGCGATTTCCTCAGGCGTGAAACCACGCCCTTCGGTGGTTACCACCATCACATCGCCGCCCAACAGTGTTCCTACGGAATCCAACATACTACCTCACTGGGTACCGGACTTGTGGAGTTCGGTACATATCCTGACGATTTTTGCCTTCGCCCAGTTGCTTGAGCATTGCCAACGCTTCGTCATACCGTCTTTGGTACTGCGCGATAACGTCAGCTTCGCCCTTCATGAACGTATACGCTTCTAGCAGCGAGCCGTAAAGGAGCACACTTTCAAAGTTATCCCCCAGCCACGACGTACCCGCTTCCGTGATGGACTGCGGGTAGTAGAAATAGTGGAGTTCCATCTCGTAATCATCGTTCGGCGTCGGGCCGAGGATGTACGAATTTACGTCGAAGAAGGCATAGTAGAGCGGTTTGCCTGTGTCTGTGGGGGACGGATAAGCAGACCGAATGTAGCTCACATCCTTGTTAAGGAGGAACTCATACTCGCCCGATGTTGGGTCGATGGCAGCAAGCGAAAAGTTGGCAAGCCAGTCAGAGGGCACCGACAGGTACTTATTCCCCGCCGTGACGTTGCCTGTCACGTTCTTGCGTAGGTCCAGAAGCTGGACCGAATTGAAGACGCGCTCTTCGGCGTTAATGATGAACGTATTGACCTGCTCAGTCGAAGTCATGCCCCCCGAACCAGTAGTGTCCGGGAAGTCATTTTCGGTGTAACCCTTGATGGCTTCGACAAGCTGAGCGTAGTTCATTAGCCGAGTTTCTTGCTGCTATGCGTGCCCTTGGTCGCAGCGCCGGTCCCACGCGTTTTCACGGTCTGGGTGTTAGCCACGTTGTTCGGGTAGCCGTTGTTGCCCAAGGGCTCGTGTGACGGCTTTGGTTGGTTGTATTCAGCCATTTTTAACGACCTTCCCCATATCCTTGATCGGCTTCTTGCCGCTCTTCTGGTTTGCAACCTTAGCGAGGTTGCGTCCGAGCTTCAGCATCTGCTCGTTGGTCTTGCCACCCTTAGCCATGTCAATTCTCCGTCGTTTGAATAGTTACCGTACCAACCTGACCACTTGCTACTAGTGTATCAGGAAGACCCCATAAACCCAAGGGATTTTGAAAGCCTACTGGGTCCCAACCCCAATGGATGACACGGCTACCTCCTGAAGGTGTACCAAACGCGTCAATACTCTCAGTCGGCTGCGTAACTGGCTGCGTGCGCAAACCCGTCAAACCGGCTTGCCAGTAGGTCGTATCGGGGCGTGGGTTGCGGATAGCCTGTGGGTCGTCCACCGGATACATACCGAGTTGAAGCTGCGGCTGATCTGGCTCCCAGCAAGTGGGGCATACGAGGATGTTGACGTTCTTCGTTTTGATGACGAGCGACTTCAACTCTTTCAGTTTGTACCGAAAGCCACAACGATCACATTGCGAGATCGCATATTTACCGGAGGCGAACCTATTCGGCACGGCCCCTCCTTAATAGAACATCTGTCGCGGCGCGAGGCGCAACGGTGCTTTTTCACGATCCTCGTCTGCTGCCTGCTGCCAAGACTCGTCGTACATCGCCTTGAGCATCGGAGAGCGTTCGAGCGCGCCGGGGATTTTCAGTGACATGTAGTAGGCCAGCCCAGCTACCAGCGGGGGCAGCATACGGAACGGTATATCCTGCGTCGTCGTACCCGAACCCGCGTCCTGAAGGCGGCGTAAGCGGAAATAGACGAAGGTGTAGTAGTCGTTCTGGTCGGGGCACGGCCACACGTTAATCGTCGGGTGGTCGATGCCAGTTACAGGGTTAGTACCGTTTGGTTGACCGCCGTTGGGGTACTGCGCGCCGGATTGGCG